TATGGATCTTAAAGCGTTTGCTGGTCAACAGCATGATGCGCACATGTCTGCTCACCTGATGGCGGGCTTAAGTCCCTTGATTGGCAACAACCCACTAGCTGCCACGACATTGCAAAAGCACATCTTGGAGCACGTACGCTTGAAGGCGGAAGAGGACACCGAGGTCCAGCTTTTCCAACAGTACGGCATGGACCCCAAAGGACGCGTCTCAGACATTCAGCGCGAGGGCATGATTGCACTACTGATTGCCCAGTACCTCCAAGAAGTGCGCACGATGCAGGATCAACTTGCAGGTGGCGCGGGCGGCGAGGCGGATCCAGTTGTTGCTTTGAAACAACAAGAGCTGGAGTTACGTGCTCAAGAACAACAGCAAGACGCTCAGGTCGACCAGTCCAAGTTGCAGTTAGATGCACAGAAGTTGCAACAAGACCAACAGAACGCACAGGCTCGGATCCAGTCACAAGAGGACATCGCACAGCTACGCGCTCAGGTTGGCCGTGAGCGGGTTGAAGTCTTGCAACAGAACATGCAGAATAGTCAAAAAGGTCAAAACGATGCGTAAAGCTCTCAAGCCGGTCAAGTACACAACTGACAGCATTAAGGAAAAGATTAAATCGTCACGCGAGAAGAACCCCAAGTCCTCGGGCTCGTCAGGTGCTGCTCGCATTGTCAAGAAACGTGACGGCAACTACCCCGTTAAAATTTACTAAGGAACCGCTATGGCAACCACCAAGATGGTCAAGAAAGAATCCGCAACCAAGCCCATGACAGAAGCGCAGCTAGCCGCGCAACGTACACGTGAGCGTGAGCTCAAAAAGGAAATGGCGGCGGACAAGGAAATGACCCCTTCGATGCTAAAGCGTATCAAGGATATGCTTACGCCCAGTACGCGTACCCCAGTAGACGGCACCGCGTCAGAGCGAGCTTTGCGTAACTTGTCAAAAGAGTCTCCGTCCAAAGAGGAGTTGCTTCAAGCCATCGCTGAGGAAAAGAAAATAACTAAGGCCGAGCAAGAAGCAAAGCGCCTAGACAAACCAGGCTTTAGAAACGGTGGAATGGTCACGGCCCGCGGTCAAGGTCGCGTGAAGACAAAGAGACCAACTAGGTTGTACTAAAGTTTTACGCCTTCAGACGGGGCTAATCCGTCTGCTTTTACATGGGGACTATCCATGCTTGAATTTGCAGAGGCAGTGCTAAAGGAAATTCGTCGCTTACAGGACGATTCCGAAGCCATCGTACTAAACGGCACTATCGCCAATATGGAGCGGTACAGGTTTATGATGGGGCGTCTCGAAGGCTTAAAGATGATGGAAGACGTGGTCAAACAGATGATCAAGCAGTCTGAACGGAATTTTTAACCAGAGAGGAGAGTTCCAAATGGAACCAGCAGTTGACGTACCCATGACAGAGTTAGAGCGAAAGTGGCAGAAAGAAAAAGCTGAGGCACAGCCTTCGCTTATGGATGCCTACGACGAGAGTGGTAACTTTGAACCCGAGGAGCTCGATCAAGAAGTCATTGACCGTATCCCTACCCCAACGGGTTGGAGAATCGCTATTCTCCCGTTTCGCGGCTCACAGAAAAGCAAGGGCGGTATTATCCTTGCAGAAGAAACCCAGAAAAGGACTCAGTTGGCCACCACGTGTGGTTACGTCCTAAAAGTGGGTCCTCTTGCCTATGCCGATCAAGATAAGTTTCCTCACGGCCCTTGGTGTAAAGAGGGTGATTGGATTGTCTTTGGTCGTTACGCAGGAGCCCGTATTTCCATTGATGGCGGTGAAATCCGTTTGTTAAACGATGACGAAATCTTAGGGATTGTTCGCGATCCTGAAGACGTCTTGCATATTGCTTAAGGGGTAAAACATGTCTAACGAAGAACTTGAATACGATGTTGGGGCTGACGAAAAAGAAACGTTGGTGGAAGTTAGTGAGGAAAGCGTAGAGCAGGAAGAGGGAAGCGCTGCGTCTGCCGAGCCACAAGAAGCCGAACTTGAGGAATATAGTAACAAGGTCCAAAAGCGCATTGACAAGCTAACCGCTCGTCTACGTGAGACGCAACGCCGAGAAGAGGCTGCAATTGCGTACGCTCGCAATGTGCAACAAAAGGCCTCGCAACTTGAAGACCGTTTCAAGCGCACGGACCAAGAACGTGTTGTCGCCACCCAAGGTCGCTTACAGACGGAGGTGGCCACTTTAAAGCAGATTATCCGTAAAGCACGTGAAGAAGGCGACATTGACACCGAGACAGAGGCACAAGAGCGCCTGACCGCTGCCTACTACGACCAACGCCGTATGTCGGATGCGGAAAACTACCGCCAAAGCCAAGCCGCACAGGCCCAGGCCCAAGCGCAACAACAGGCGGCACAACAAGCTGCACAACAACATGCTGCGTCCAACCGCCGTGTCGAACCCGACCCAAAAGCAGAAGACTGGGCAGATCGAAACGAATGGTTTGGCAAAGACGTGTCCATGACACAGGCAGCACAAGGAATTCATCTACAATTAGTTCGTACTGAAAAATTTGACCCCACGTCAGATGAGTATTATGATGAGTTAGATCGTAGGATGCGCACGTCCTTTCCACATAAGTTTGCTGGAAGTGCGCCAACCTCAAACAGTGCCAACCGGCCCGTGCAAACGGTTGCGCCTGCCTTCAGGTCATCTGGAGTAAATAGAGCACGCCGCAGCGTCAAGCTCTCACCGAGCCAAGTTGCCATTGCAAAAAGATTGGGTGTTCCGCTAGAGGAATACGCCAAATACGTTAAGGAGTAGTACCATGAGCGACACAAACGTGCCTAAATTAAATCGCAGTACCCGTGAGGAAGCATCTCGCGAGACCACTGCGCGCCGTAAACCATGGACTCCTCCCTCACGGTTGGATGCGCCGCCAGCGCCTCCTGGGTTTAAACATCGTTGGATCCGTGCGGAAGCCGGAGGTCAGGACGATCGAATCAACGTTGCATCCAAACTACGTGAAGGCTACGAGTTGGTGCGCGGGGAAGATCACCCTAGCTTTCAATCTCCAAGCGTGGAAGACGGCCGACATGCTGGTGTACTCAGCGTGGGAGGTTTGTTGCTAGCGAAGATACCCGAGGAGACAGCTAACGAGCGAAACGCGTATTACGCATCTCGCACCCATGACCAACTTCAGTCCGTGGACAATGAAATGCTGAAGTCGAATGCTCATTCGACCATGCGGATCAATAATCCACAAAGACAATCACAAGTATCTTTTCGAGACACAGGGTCCGAAAAGTAATCTTTTTAAGGAATGACAAATGGCTAACATCGATAAAGCCTTTGGTCTGCGTCCTCTTGGTAACCTTTCCGCCACCGGCGGTCAAAAGCAGTTCGGTTACGAAATTGAAGACAACCAGGCCGGAGCAATTTTCCAAGGTGACCTCGTTACCGTTTATGACGGCTACTTGGTGCAGTTTGCCCCTGCTACTCATACGGCAGCGGTCGGCGTGTTCAATGGTTGTCGGTATGCTGACCCCACCACAGGCAAGCCAATCTTTAGCAACTACTACCCCGGTTCGGTCAACATCACCCAAGGCAAGATCATTGCCGACGTGGTTGACGATCCTAACCAGTTGTTCACCATCCAAGCGGATGAGGACGTTGTTCAAGCCGATGTTGGCAAGAACGCAGACGTTATTGTCGCTGCTGGAAACACCGTCACGGGCGTCTCGGGCATGGAGCTTGACTCCTCAACCGTCGCCAAGACCGCTGCATTGAACCTCAAAATCGTTGGCTTTTTAAGCACCCCTGCTAACGAAGTTGGTGCCAACAATGTCGTGGTAGTGGTTAAGATTAACGAACACTTGTACGGTAGTGCCGGTGTCGCTGGACAAGGAGCCTAATCATGGCTATTTCACGTTCCCAGTTAGTAAAAGAACTCGAGCCAGGTCTTAACGCTTTGTTTGGACTGGAGTACAAGGGCTACGAGAACGAGCACGCAGAAATCTATGACCAAGAGAGTTCTGACCGTGCATTTGAAGAAGAAGTGATGCTCTCAGGTTTTGGTGAGGCCGCTGTTAAGACCGAAGGCGCTGGCGTTACATACGACCAAGCACAAGAAGTCTACACCTCGCGTTACACCCACGAGACCATCTCTTTGGCGTTCTCGCTGACCGAAGAGGCCATTGAGGACAACCTCTATGACCGCTTGGCTTCGCGTTACACCAAGGCTCTGGCTCGTTCCATGGCCACAACCAAGCAGATCAAAGCCGCTTCTGTTTTAAACGGCGCGTTCACAACCTCACTAGGTGGTGACGGAAAGCCTCTGTGTGCAGATGACCACCCAACCTTGGGCGGCCCTAACCTGCGCAACGAGCTAGCTGTTGCTGCTGACCTGAGCGAGACCTCGCTTGAGCAGGCCTTGATTGACATTGCTGCGTTCACCGATGAGCGTGGCTTGAAGATCTCGGTTCAAGGCTTGAAGTTGGTTATCCCTAAAGAGCTTCAGTTCACCGCTGATCGCATCTTGAAGTCCACGCTGCGTACTGGTACAGCAGATAACGACATCAACGCTGTCCGCAACATGGGCATGGTTCCTCAGGGTTACACAGTGAACCACTACTTGACCGATCCAGACGCGTTCTTCATCAAGACTGACGCGCCTAACGGCATGAAGATGTTCCAACGTATCGCCATCAAGACTGCTTTTGAGGGTGATTTTGAGACAGGCAACGTGCGCTACAAGGCACGCGAGCGCTATGTGTTTGGATTTTCTGATGTAAGAGGCATTTTTGGTTCGCCTGGGGCTTAATTCCTTAGAATCAAGCACTTAGCAAGTCCAGCCCCCGCCAAAAGCGGGGGTTTTTCTTTTGTTGTATACAAATAATTTGTGTTGACTACAGGCCTTGTACTAGTGGCCTAACGAGCTTTATACCGCACGTTACCTGTATTTAAACTCTTGCGCCCAATGCCTCCCAGCAGTACAGTAAAGGTAACCATGGAGATTGTTATGATGTGGATACCGATTGTTTATTTATGTTTGGCTCAGCAGTGCGGCTTTATGCAGGGCCCGTCTACGTACACTAAAGCGGGATGCGAAGAGCATCTAGTAGGTATGTCTCAGTTGATGGGCAATGACCCGCGGGTAGTTACTTTTGAGGTAACTTGTATCTCAGTCCAATCTGCTTGATTTCTTTTTGCGGCGTTTGGCTACTTTGACTTGATGTTCGTCGTAATGATGGACGCGGTGGCAGTTTGCGCATAGCACAACACACTTTTTGATCTCTTCCCTAACTCGGGCGTAAGAATTCCTGCGCAATAGTTCGTGGATCATTTCGTTGTCGGGGTCTTTGATGACGTGATGGAAGTCTAGTGCTGCGGGGTGATTGAAACCACAGTTGATACATTTGAGCGTGGCTTTAAAGTCGTCCCAACGTTTTCGGTATCTACGTTTATTGGCGCGAATACGGGCAAGGTTTGCTTCCTTGTCTTTTTCGTAGTGACGGCGCGAGTACTCTTTATGCTTTTGCTTTCTTACTTCGGGGTCTGCGTATGGCATTGCTACGGCCTTTACTGAGATCCAAGCGCCAGTATAAGCTATTTTTAAAGCCCCACGGTATCGACGGCTCGTATAACTTAAAACCCATGGCGATCAAACTGTTTGAACTAGCGGGATTTTGTGTCGTGTCAGTTACAAGCCACTGCCAATTTAGTATACGTGACTTACGTACCCTAACCTGTATTAAGCGCTTTTGAAGGCCATGACCTTGGTAGGCCGGTAACACCCCCGCACGACACATGTAGCCCGCGTTTGACCACTGAGCTGAGCGCGTTAGTCCAGCAAACCCCACCGGCTTATCTTCTTCTGCATACACAACCCACCAGTGACCATGTTCGACTTCCATTGGC